AAAACCAAGCTGGCTTTTTTCGGCAAGGACCATACGCACTTTTTCAAGTGGGATATCAGGTTCCTTTGCTGTTTCCGACTTTGTGGCAGGCACTTCTTCAGGTGCAGCATCAACTTCCGTCATTGCCTTACAAACTACTTCTATGCTGTCTGCAAGGCTTCGCATATCGCTTACCACATCAAGCAGTAACTTTACTTTGCTCAAATTCATTTCCTCCTTTCATAGTCTCACAGATAGCAAGTTCCTGGACGCTATCTCCCGGAATAAGAATTGTTACACGCTGTTTATCTCCAAGGAGGAAACGTAGAATGCGCTCCCTTACGGTGACATTACGGCAAGTAACGATTCCGCCTGTCTGTGGCATTTTTGAAACACTGATCTTCAGGTTGTGTTTCATATCCATCACCTCTTTCTGAAGGGTCATTATTTGTTCCCCTCTATCTGGTAGCCATGAGATGGATGGAAATCTGACGGTTTTGTGAAATTACAAAAAAATAATGCCCTCAGAAGTTTTGAAACCTCCAAGGGCATAGTGCTTACTTATTCGATTTTGATAAAGGCATCAGTGAAGCCTGCAGCTTTTACTCTGGCCAGCATAGCATTTGCATTAGATTTTACGCTGTAAGCCCCGACCTGAACACGGTAAAGCTTTTTAGTTGTAGGATCAGGAGCTGTCAGTAGCTTTTTAACATCAGTCCTGAAAGTATCCATACTCTTGCCGTGCTTAGAAAACCAGTGCTTAGGGTCTCCGTGATTACTGGCGATTTTCTTCTGATAGCCCTCATAGTGGCCAATGATGTCCTTCTCCGTCAGGTCATAGAGTTTACAAAGATGTGCGCAAAGCTCTGTGGCTTCTTTGTAGATCGCGTTGAAGTATGAAGCATCGGACAGGTTGTCTTCACAGATTTCAAATCCGATATGACTATTGTTGGCATCACCACCTGCATGCCAGCCTCTATGATCCCAGGGTAGTGTCTGATAAGTAGCGACAGCACCACTTTTAAGTTTCCCAATAAATGCATGGACACAGACTTGTCTCCCGCTGGGTCTATGCTGATTCCAGTGATTGTTGTATCGGTTTTCTCCTAGGATGCCATCATCTGGACCAATGTATCTACGAAGATATGGATTGTTAGCTCCGGTGCTGTGGACCATAATGCCACTGGGTTTGATTTTTCTACCCACTTTATAGCATTCATTTTCTGTAAGAATGAGTTTTTTTCGGTTCATTGTTCTCCTCCTTCAAGATGGCCACGCATTACTTTGTTCCATCCTTATCGCCACCATGTTTTAGCTGCTCAAGAATCTCTCTTAGTTTCTCAGGTACAGGAAGCCCGATTCTTGTTGAGTTTTCAATGATGCTGATTCCTTCATTGGATAGATAAAAGAAGATAACTGCGGTTCTTATGGCACCACCATCCCCGATAATGTTCTGATCAATAATGTGGGCAATGCCTACAAGGGAGAAGATCACCACTTTCTTGAAAATGCCCCGAGCACCTACGTCACTGGAAAGATGCTTTTCTAAAATAGCGCACATCACTCCAAGAATATAGTCAATCACCACAAAGGCGATCAGGGCATATAAAAATCCATCGTAACCTCCGAGAAACCAGCCAAGCCAACCACCAAGGGCAGCAAAGACCATTTGAATAAAAGTCCAAATATCTCTCATGTAATTTCCTCGCTTTCATAAATATTTGTATATAAATAGACGCCCAGTTAAAGGCGTCATTGTTTTCATTAATATGGTGCGTAATACACATAACCACTGGCTTTGGCATAGAATCCATCTCCTGGAATGTACATGGCACCATCGAAAGTGTCGTACTGACTTGTTGTAAAGCCCGGCTGTTCAACACCCTCCCAGTACAGTCCATCATTGGAAACGCACAGCATACTCTCTTTAAGAAGTGCAAATTTCCCCCAGTCTTCCATCCAGATGATGTTTCTTGGATTTGGGATATTATTGTTGGCAAGATCTCCTACCCAGGAAAGATTGGTCTCTGTAATCTGGGTGGCATCATCGTTCATCACACAGAGCTTCACGTAGTATGTAAAGTCGCCGCCCACATTGGTGTAATTGAATTTCATCACAAAAAGGACATCGTTGATAGAGCGAATAAACATATACCGGGTATCATTTAAATCTTCTCCAATCGTCGTGGTCCAAAGGCCAGGACTTTCTGAACTGGCTATTGCTATAGATTTATCTCCACCGACCACGCCAACAAAGTTTCCTTTATGGGTGGTCAGATATTTAAAGATCGGCACTGAAGTTCCATCGGAACCAACCAAATTCCATGCAGTTCTTTCTTCAAGGGAGTCAAAGCTGTAATAAACCGGTGACTTGTAATACCACCAGCTGACAATACCTGATCCCCTGGCCATATCATAAGCGCCACAGGTCATGGCGTTATAGGCTCCGGGACAGTATCCAGCATTATGCCATGTGATTCCATCAAAAGAAGCGATGACATTGGCAAGGCCCACAATCTTAGCAATAAACACGCCATTCGCTGCATAAAGAATCTCCGGCTGACCATAACTCCACCAAGGAACGCTGACAACCGTCCACTGCTTTGTAGTCTTGTTCCAGTAGGACATATAGGGAGTCTTGGCGTAATAAACTGCGATCTGCGCGTTGCCATTATCATAGACGTTAATCTGCTTTTCACTACCGTACTGAGTGTACCCAAAATTGTTATAATATTTCTTGGTCCAGCTGAGCGTTGGGATGGTAAAGAGAACATCTCCCCTGCCACCAAAGGCTGTCCAGATGGCTAGGGTATTATTAAAAATATGATCATAGCTCATGGATTCAGCCCTCCTTTATACTCTTGTGACGCTGGTGATTCTTCCACCGCTATCCACAGTGTAGTTATACGTTGCCGTTGTACCATCTGCATATTCAATATAAAAACTCATCATATCCACCGTTAAAGTGGAGACTTCCTTTAAGAGTAGCTCCGAGAAAATATTATCCAGGGTGATGCTTGTGATCCTTCCACCACTGTCAGTGGTGTACTGATACTGGGCATGATATTGATGAGTATCTCCCTTCTCAACGGTATAGGTCACATCAATGGTGGTTTCATTTACCACCAGATTGGAAACGATGGTGTAGGAAACCCCTAGTTCATTCACTTGTGTTTGAATATCATCGACTGAGCTTCCCACATTATTTAAAGAACTTTCTATTCGGTAAAAGGTATCTGAAATACTGGGTCTGTACCTGCCTACTTCCACCCGAATGTTGTATCGATAAAACGGATTATACTCTAGGGAAATAATCCTAGTCTTTACGTTGATCCCCAGTGGATTAAATACAATCTGCACATTATCTCCCACGGCAAGGTTCAAAAGCTTAAAGAATGAAATGTCATAGGATGAAGCATTTTCCCTAGAATCATTGGATACCGCCACGCTTGTGACATTCTTTGAACCCATCACAGGGATATAGTCAGTGGAACCTCTATGACTTCGTATATTGATACTATAGCCATCGTACTCAATCTCGCCACCAAGGATGGCGATGTACTGTATGAGGGCAGCCCTTCTTGAAACCTTCTGGTTTATTTTCATGGTGATGCTTTCTGTAAAATCAACCACTCCAGCAGCAAAGGGAGTGCCCGCAAGGATCTGAGACAATCCTGTAGCTGGATCTCCTGTAAAATCAAACTCAGTGATGTTGTACATCTCATGGTTAAGCAGATAGGAAATATGCTCACAGAGAACAGAGCAAGTAGGGAGGCTTCCTTGAATTGATTTACTGATCTGGACAATCTCAAAATACTGATTATCCAGTTTTGCGATCTGCTTTGTTTTTAGTGCCAGTGCAGACCTTGCCATAACACTAAAAGACAGGGTAAATTCACCATCAAGTGTTTCTCTTAAGTTTGAACTAATGACTTTCTGAATGGACTGAATCAAAGTTGCGCCTGAATATATTTCAATCAAGGGGAACGCCTCCTTTCTGTTAACTTCCTGCCACACCAAGATTTCTAACGGTGACTGTATTTTGGTTCCACTGAAGCTGTGCAATAACACGGGTTAGAATATTACCGTCAATGGTAAGAGGGATTGTCACATCAAAAACAGTGCCTTCAGAACCACCAAGACTACCAGTCACCTGAGAGTTCAGGTCTAAGTCAAAGTCAGTTGGGATTGCTCCCTGAATATCCTTTTCAACGCCACTCATGGCATCAGTAAAGCCCTCACCAATACCTTCACTCATGTTTGCACCAATGCCGGCGAACACTTTAGAAGGTGAACGGATGCCAAGAACGCCCTTGACCCCTTTAACAATACCGCTAACCATACTGTCGACTTTCCCTTTCAGCCAGCCAATCATGGAAGAGATACCATCCCATAATCCTTTAGCGATGTTACGTCCCACATCCATCATGGAGGGAACCGCCCTGCCAAGACCTTTGACAATGGCCGTGATAATCTGTGGTAGCTGGGCAACAAGCTGTGGGATAGCTCTGATCAGTCCAGCTGCCAGTTGAATAGTCAGCTTCACACCCATCTCGATAATTTTAGGCAGATTATTTGTAATAAAGGTAATGATGCTATTGATGATCTGTGGCAGAGCATCTATTAATTTTGGTAATGAAATAAGTAGCCCTTTGGCCAATCCACTGATGATCTGAAAGGCAGCATCAAGCACCAAGTCCAGATTGTTGATTAAAGTAGCGGCAATAAGAATCACAGCTTCAACGATAGAAGGGATAAGTTCTGGTAGGGCATCTCCAAGGCCCGTTGCTAGGGTAACAATCATCACAAGGGCTGCTTCTACCAGAGCCGGTAGATTTGTGATGATTCCGTCGACTAGTGCTAAAATCAATTGAAGTGCACCATCTGTGATCTGAGGCAAGGCCTCAATTAAACCACCTACTAGCGTCATGATTATATTGGTGGCTGCTTCAATGAGTGTTGGCAGGTTATCCAAAATCCCATCGACAAGAGCAAGAATCAGATCAGGGGCTACTTCAGCAATGGCTGCGATAAGCCCTGTGACTACTTCCAAGATTTGTGGCAAAATGACAGCAATCTGTTCAGCCGTCTGCTTTGCACCTTCCTTAAGCTGCTCAGCAGCTCCCTCTTGTCCAGTAATCAGACCGGTTAGTCCGTCAAGAACCATAGTAAAACCAGGAAGAAGCTGAGAAGTGATGTTGTTTTTCACCCCGGCAAAGGAGCGAGTGAGGTTATCCATGGCATCTGTGTAGTTTACAGCAGCATCCACAGATTCATCACTCATTACCAGTCCCAGTTCACTGGCTTTATTCTTTAGAGCATCGGTGCTTTCTGCTGTCTGGTTTAAGAGCGCTCCAAGTTCAACAGATGATGTCCCAAGAAGGTCATTAGCAATGGCAGCTTTTTCACCTTCATCAGCGATTCCTTGAAGTCCTTTAACAGTCATCTCAAAGACTTCTTCACGTGATTTTCCCTGAAGATCTGCCATAGAGATTCCCAGCCTCTCAAACTTCTCTGTTGCAGAAGCACTTCCACTCACGGCATCATCCACCGTATTGTTCAGCTTCTTCATTCCATTTTCAAGACTTGATATGTTTGCTCCATTTTGTGAAAGGACATAATCCCATTCTTGATAACCTTGCCTTGAAAGACCTAGTCGCTGACTGGCTTTATCGACTTCATCTCCTGCAGCAGCTGCATCGTTTGCCATATCATATAATTTTTTGCCGGCTCCTACTGCTGCAGTTCCAATAGCAGCCATAGCCACACCAATCCCGGCAGCCACCCCTTTCATAACTGAACCTAGCTTTTCAAACTTACCACCGGATTCATCTGCTACTTTTGCTGACTCTTTAATTTCATCTCCAAATTTGTCCGCTTTTTTACCAGCATCATCAAACCCATCACTGGCTGCATCAAGAGCCTTGTTGTTATCATCCAGCTCTTTTTCCATTTTGTTTAGGTCTGCATTTGCATTGTTTAGCTGGATCTGCCAGGCTTTTGTTCTCTTGTCATTCTCCCCGAAGGACTCTGCTGCATTCTTTAACGCAGATTCAAGTGTCTTAACCTTGCCTTTTTGAGCATCGATTTCTTTGTTTAAGACTTCATTTCTTGCAGTTATGGCTTTAATAGATTTATCTTGCTTATCAAACTGGGAAGTGACCAGATTCATTTCAGAGCCCAAAACTTTAAATGTTTGATTGATATCTCGAAGAGAGCTCTTGAACTGTTTTTCACCCTCTACACCTATTTTTAGGCCAAAGTCTGACATGGTTTTCACCTCCTCCCAGGCATAAAAAATGACACCGATAAAGGTGCCACTCTAAATGATTTTGTTATAAAAATTCCGGTATTATTTCATCGATATAACGCTCTTTTTTGGGTTTTGACATTCCGGTAAATTGCTTGTGGCATTCCCAAAGGTCCATCAAATAGCCAATGGGCATGAGCCACACTTCATCTTCTAAACGCCTTAAATGAACCGTTCCAAAATAGATAAGTCGGGTAAAGACTTGTTCATCACTTACCCGACCACCTCGTTTTTTGAGTCGTCACTCTCCACATTCCTTTTTGTGCCTTTCATCATACTGGCCA